ATCACTCCGGCTGGAGAGATCCAGAAGCTGTGCTCCTGGGGGGATGGCGTCCTGGAAGATACTGAGGTTGAGTATCAGAGACGATGGTCCATGGTGCTTGCTGGCAAATTAAAGATTGAGAAATTCTATGCGTGGTACTTCGGTTGTACCGAGGAGGAAGCAAAAGAATACATCCCGGAGGAAAACACATATCCGCCGGAAGAGTAGGAGGAGAATATGGCAATGATAGGTAGTCCGGACAATGTTCCGGATTTTCTTATGTCCGTCCACCAGTGCCGGGACTGTGAAACAGATCCACCAGAGTGTACGGATGAAATAAAAAGGACATGCCCTTTTTACCATATCCGGAATGATCCGGAAGATCAGGGAAACGGCACATGCTGACACCAGAGTATCTGAACTCATGCACTGATTATCTGCTTGGCATGTATGACGCACTGAATCAGTCCATTGCGGAAGATATTGCCCGTAGGATTGTAAAGACCGGAAAAATGACGGATAGTGCGAAATGGCAGGTAAAACAGCTCAGAGAGAATGGAGAACTGATGCAGGACATCGTGAAGGACGTTGCTAGGATATCCGGAAAGTCACAGAATGAGGTAAAAAGACTTTTCCAGGATTCTGCACGAACCGGGGTGCGATATGATGCACAACCACTTCTGAAAGCTGGTTATGATATCGACCTGAAATTATCTCCGGCAATGAACCAGGTGTTAGAGGCTGCCATTGCAAAGACGAATGGCAATATACGCAACCTGACAATGACAACCGGATCCACCACAGGAGGCTTATATCTGGAGGCAACCAACCTTGCCTACATGAAAGCAACTTCTGGCGGATTTTCGTACTATGAGGCGATCAGAGAGGCAATCAAACAAGCTGCTAAAGATGGTGGGTACGTCTTGTACGGGAAAGGGAACAGATCACAGCTTGACGTAGCGATCCGGAGATCTGTATTAACCGGACTGAATCAGACAGCCGGAAAACTGACAGAGTTATACGCTGAGGACATGGATGTGGAATATTACGAAACCACAGCCCATGCCGGAGCAAGACCTTCTCATGCCGAATGGCAAGGGAGGGTTTTTAAGATTCACGGATCATCTCCGGATTATCCCAATTTCGTAGATTCTACCGGGTACGGATCAGGATCCGGACTATGCGGTTGGAACTGCCGACACAGCTTCTATCCATACTGGCCGGGAATATCCAGTCCAGCATACTCAAAAGAGAGGCTGGCAGAATATGACCGGGCGAAATACTCATACAACGGCGATATGCTGACAGATTATGAGTGTTCACAGATCCAGAGAGCGTATGAAAGAGAGATCCGAGAGATCAAACGTATTCTTTCCAGCTACGATGCGGCAATGCAGGAATCACGAAGCGAAGCACAGATCCAGTGCATCCAGGAAGATTTTACATCGGAGAGCGTGAAGCTGAAAAAGAAAGAGAGGGAGTTGAAAAACTTCTGCAATGACACCAACCGGAGCTATGACAGTGCCAGAACCCAAGTGGTAGCATACAAAGATAGTGAAGGAAGGATTGTCAATTTTGGAAGATCCACAGCTCAAAAGGCTGTATGGGCGAATAAAAAATCAAATTAGGAGGTCCACTATGATTATCACAGGAATGGCTCACTTCGAGAGTGTAGCACAGAAGGAACTCTATGAAGATGTATACGGTAAAATAACTAATACATGCCATACAGAAGAATAGGAGGTACAAGACCATGAAGAAACTTTTTATTTCTCAGCCAATGAGAGGAAAGTCTGATGCAGACATCCTGGCAGAACGCCAGAAAGCTATCAAAAGTGCAGAGGAGAAGGTCGGAGAACCAGTAGAGGTTATTGATTCTTTCTTCCAGGAAGCTCCAGTGGATGCAAAACCACTTTGGTTCCTTGGAAAATCTCTGGAACTTTGGTGCTGGTGCTGACATTGCCTACTTTGCGAAAGGTTGGCAGGACGCCAGAGGATGCAAGATCGAAAATACATGTGCTATCGAGTACGGTATTCCGGTCATTGAAGATTACACAGCAGAGTAGAAAGGCGGTGATCCTGATATCTCCCACCTATGGGTTAAATAGGAGGCGGATATAGGCGATCAGCGGTAAGAATGGAGAAATACTCACACAATGGAATAAAAGGTGTGCATGAGGCTATACGAAGCTCTCAGGTATGCTTTACGCAGAGGGATTGTCAATAAAAGGCAATCCTTTTGTTTTGCCCTGGAGGAATGGCATATAAACTACTCAGTTCCCCATCGTGCCGGGATATAAATGCACGATAGCAGAGCCGGAGTGAACCGGAATCTAAATGAAATCAGCGAAGAAAGGAAGGTAAGTGACAATGGCTTACGATTTTTTGAAGAAACTTTTTAAGAAGGACGAAAACGGAGCAATCATTCCCATGACTGCCGAGGAACTGGAGGCTGCCATTGATGCAGATAAAAACATCAAGGTAGTAGATCTTTCATCAGGTGGTTACATCGCAAAGGATAAATTCGATGCGAAGGAAACAGAGCTCAAGGGAGTGAAAAAGCAGTTGGACGATGCCAACATTCAGATCAAATCTTTTGAGGATCAGGACGTTGACGGAATCAAGAAAAAGGTTTCTGAGTGGGAACAGAAGTATAACACCGATACTCAGGCGTTGAGAGACCAGATGGCAGCTCAGAGCAGATCCCACGCTGAGGATATGTTCCTCTCTGGATATAAGTTCACATCAAAAGCCGCAAGAAAAGGCGTACTGGACGAACTGAGATCCAAGAAATTCCAGTTGGATGACAACGGAACATTCCTGGGAGCAAAAGAGTTCATGGATTCCCTTATGGGGGACGAGGACTACAAAGGTGCATTCGTAACCGAAAACAAGGATGGAGGTGCTGGATCCGGTGCCGAAGGTGGCAATGGAGGATCCGGAGCAGGTGCTGGAGGCCAGGGCGGAAATCCACCGAGATTTTCTGCCGGAGCAAACGGAGGAACACCAGCCGGAGGAAATCAGAACCCATTCCTGAACATGGGCTTTAACAGATTAAGACAGCCTAAAGAAAATTAAGGAGGATAACAGAATATGGCAGCATTAAACTACGCTAAAGAATACCAGCAGGCACTGGAGCAGGAGTTCCCTTATGTACTCTACTTCGGTGCTCTTTTTGCAACACCGAACAACGGAAGATACCGCTGGGTAAACTCAAACGTGATTGAGATCCCGACTATCACTACAACCGGACGTGTGGACGGAGACAGAGACACAATCGGTCAGAAGAAACGTAACTACAACAACTCCTGGACACCACTCCAGGTAACTAACCACAGAACATGGAGCACTTTGGTTCATCCTCGTGATATCCAGGAAACAAACCAGGTAGCTTCCATTGCGAACATTACAAGAGTGTTCAATGAGGAGCAGAAGTTCCCAGAAATGAACTGCTATCTCATTTCCAAACTGTATGCGGATTACACTGCAAAGAGCAAGACAGCAGATCAGACAGTCCTCACAACGGATAATGTCCTTGACGTATTCGATAAGATGATGACTGCAATGGACAATGCGAGAGTTCCGAGAGCTGGACGTATTCTCTACGTTACTCCGGATGTCCGTACTCTCATTACCAATGCAAAGGCTATCGTCAAGACTATTGACGTGTCTAAGAGATCTGAAGCATTAAAGAGAGCAATCACATCCATTGATGAAGTGGAGATCCCGGATAGTGTACCTACTGACATGATGAAAACTGCATACGACTTTACAGAGGGTTGGGAACCTGATTCTACAGCAGATCAGATCAACATGTGCCTGGTGCATCCACTGGCAGTCATCACACCTACAAACTATGAGTTCGCACAGCTGGATCCTCCGTCTGCTGGATCTGAGGGTAAGTGGGAATACTTCGAGGAATCCTTCGAGGATGTATTCTTACTTCCGAATAAGGTTAATGCAATCGCATTCAACATTACAAAACACGCATAATTTGAACCATGTTTGTTATGGGAGAGAGTCAGAAATGGCTCTTTTCCCGTAGAAAGGAGAAATAATGTTAAAAGCAAGAAAAGCAAACAGAGTATTGAAGATCCCGGACGAAAAGAAAAAAACATATATTGCCCTGGGATATACGATCACAGACATGGACGGTAATATGATCCATGAACACGTAGAACCTTCTGAAAAGCTGGAACAGGCAGAGAAAGAGATCCAGGATCTGAAAGAAAAGCTGGAGGAGGCTTCCAAGTATGCTGAAAATGCAGATAAGAAGATCGAGGATCTGGAGAAGAAAAACGCTGAGGCAGAGAAAGAGATCCAGGATCTGAAAGCCCAGATTGCTTCTGCAGGTGCTACAGAACAGGCGGCAACACCAGCTCCAGAAACAAAGAAAACTACAAAGGCATCCTCTAAGGCTGAGAAATAAGCCTCAGAGGTTCTTTCCTGTTTAGACGGGAAAATCTACGGGAGGTGTATTAAAAATGTCTGACGAGGCTATACAGAAGCCATACGTTGACTATGATTACTATTCCAAGGACTACAGAGGTACAGAGGCAAGTAAAACCACTTTTGAGCAGAATCTGAAATGGGCTACGGCTCTGATAGATACAATAACCTTCGGACGGATCAGGAGCCTGGAGGTTATCCCTGACTGCGTAAAAGATGCGATATGCTGTGCAGTTGAGAAATACTCCACATACCAAAAACTCCGGAACCAGGAATTGAAGTCTGAGAGCAACGATGGATATTCAGTATCATACGCTGATGCCGGGAAAGAATCAGATATGCGTCAGGAAGTGATCGCTGACATGAAGATCTATCTGTCCGGCACTGGCTTAACGTACAGAGGGAGGTCAAGGAAGTATGATTACAAACCAGGACATCACTATTTTTAACCTTCGCCTGGACAAAAAAACCCGGAGGGAGGTTTTTATCCCTACCAACATTTCGGAGGTATCATTCGTGGATATGAGATCTTCCGGAGGATCAGCCTCAGAACGTGAAGAGAATCTGCATTTTAGAATCAGGATCCCAGTAAATGCCAGAGTGCAGGATTCACGGACATACATCTCAGAGGACAAATACAAGCTCCTAGACGATGAAGAGGCTAAGAAACATTGGACGTTGCAGAAAGGCTGTTACATCATTACCGGAACCATTTTCTACAATGGAGAATGGAAGTTTGATGATTTTGATTTCAGCAGTGGAGTTATTACATCGTCACGGATCCGGGACTTCCTGGATCTTTTCAAGTATGATCGTGATATCGTTCATGTTACCGAGTATGCAGACAACACCCGGAGGGGATCCGATGCCGTAAAACACTGGAGAGTAGGTGGTGCTTAGTGGCTTTTAAGGAGATCACGACACCGAGAGGCGTTATCATCCAGGGAAAGAACGGGAAAGCAGAACTAAAGTGGGATTCTTCATTTGTTCCAAAAACAAACCAGAAGTTTACCCGGATGCAGAAATTCGTTGATTCTGAGGTGCTGCGAAGATGCAGCCCCAGAGTACCTTTTCAAACTGGAACGTTGGAAAAATCCGGAAAACTGGGAACCACAGTAGGAAGCGGAATTGTGGAGTATATTGCACCATACGCCAGAAAACAATACTGGGACACTTCCGAAACGAGAGCTTATGATCCGAATAGAGGAGCCAAGTGGTTTGAACGAATGAAGGTGGCTGAGAAAGCTGAGATCCTGGAAGGTGCAAGGAAAATAGGAGGATAGCATGGCTGATTCAATCCTGGAGGGCATTGTCGAACATATTGCGACATGCCCTCTTTTGCAAGATGGGGTATTCCGTGTGGATGCCCTGGGGGATCAGGCTGTGGAGTACACGATCGAAACCGGAGTATTTGATCCTGTTATCAAACGTTACGTCAATGGGGACGAAGTGAAGCAGTATCAATTTAATTTTGGGAGCAGAGAGTATTACTCCATGGATCGGATCCAGAACATCCAGAACAGCGCATTTTATGAGAAATTCGCAAATTGGATCGAGGATCAGAACCGTAAAGAGATTTATCCGGATCTTCCGGAAAATTGCTATGCGGAGAAGATAGAAGTGCTTTCCAATGGGTACATGTTTGATGGATCCATGAGAAACGCCAGATACCAGATACAGTTAAGATTGATTTACCAGAAGGAGGTAGCACAAGAATGTCAAAACGAACAGCAGTAATGCGTCACATGATTGCCGATTACCTGAATGTAGGCACTGCTGAAAAAGCGGAGTATGCACTCATGGGAACCGGATTTACTACCCTGGACGAAAGCCCAGGAGCACAGACGGAATCTGTGAAATATGTCAACGAGAAGAGTTCTTCTTCTTCCGTGACCGGATATGAAACCAGCTTCCCGTTCGAGGCAGACCATATCCAGGAGGAAAAAGCCGTTGACGCTCTTTACATGGTTGGAAGAAACCATTACACCGGATCCGATGCAGAGTTTGAGTATGTAAGAGTTGAACTTTGGAACAAAGGAACAGGTCAGAACGAATTTGAAGCACGAAAATTCCTTGTTTCATGCGAGGTATCTGATTATTCCGGAGAGAATAAGCAGGTTGTCAAAGGAAACCTGAATGCAGTTGGGGATCCGATCCTCGGTACATTCAATACGGAGACAAAAACATTCACAGCGGCTACCGAGTAGGGAGCTGCTGATTTTTAATTCAGGAGGTAAAGAAAAATGAGTAAAGTTACCATTAACGGAGTAGATCTTGAACTGGATCTGATGGATGCAGACGTAGTAGAAAAATTTGAGGATCTGAATAAATGGATCGTGAAAAAGATCCAGGATCCTAATGCGTATGAAGGCTTATCAACGGCTGATGGAATGAGATATCAGTGCGCCTGCGTAAATGAATACTTCGATAAACTGTTTGGAGCCGGAACAGCCGAGAAGGTGTTCCACAAGAACAATAACCTGGGAATCCGTATGGAGGGATTCGCCCAGGTAACTGCATTGTCTGGAGAGGCGAAAACCTTTATGGACGATCTTTCGGCAAAATACGGATCTGGAAGAGTACAGAACAGACAGCAGAGAAGAGCTGAACAGAGAAAAGGTGGCAAAAACAAGCACCAGAACAGAAACAATTTTAATGCCGTAAACAATGGCTAACATCATTCTGGACGTGCTTCCTGAAACAGTAGAAATAGACGGTGCGGAGTATCGGATCAATTCCGATTTCCGCATTTCTATTCTGTTTGAATTACTCATGCAGGACGATGAGGTGGGAAAACGTCAGAAACTTATTCAGGGGTTAAAACTTTATTACCCGGAGATTCCACAGAACATGACAGAAGCGGTCGAGAAAATGATCTGGTTTTACAGATGCGGCAGAGAAACCGAAAGCGATCGCTCAGGATCCGGAGGAAGCGGATCAAAGCAAGTATACTCATTTGAATATGACGATGACTATATCTATGCGGCTTTCCTGGAGCAATACGGTATTGATTTACAAGATGTGGAAGATCTTCACTGGTGGAAGTTCAGGGCTTTATTTAAGGCACTGGGAGAGGACACGGAGTTTGTAAAGATCATGGGGTATAGAAGTATCAACATAACCTCCACGATGTCTAAGGAACAGAGAGAGTTCTACAAGAAAATGCAGACTGTACATGCCCTTCCTATCCCGGATGCCGAAAGGGAGGCAAACGAACTCCTGACAGAAGCTCTGCTACATGGCGGAGATCTTACCGGATTGGTATAAGGAGGTGGCTGCATAGTTTGAAAATAGACAGAAAGAAGTATACCCAGGTGGTTTGTCCTGCATGTGGGTATCGGATGCCTCTTTTCTTTACTGAGGAGGCGGAGTGTAAGGGAGTGCAAGTAGCTTGTAAAGGGCGAAAGTGCTCTAATGTTTTTGAAGTAAAAATTAAATACGGACAACAGATTAAGTAGTGCCATTACGAGCCGATAATCCATTGTTTGCCCTTAAAGTGAGGTGAAAACATTGGGCTATGATGGCACACTAAAATTTGATACCTCCATAGATTCTTCTGGATTCCAGGACGGTATCAGCAAAATTGGTTCCTGTGCTTCCACTGCATTAAAAGCCACAACTGCGATCATCGGAGGGGCGGCAACAGCTGTAGTGGGGATCGGAACTGCGGCGATCAAAACCGGAGCAAACTTTGAATCGTCTATGTCCAATGTTGCAGCAATATCCGGAGCTACCGGGGATGAATTGAAAAGCCTGACGGATAAAGCAAAAGAGATGGGTGCTAAAACGAAATTTAGTGCCTCTGAATCAGCAGATGCCTTTTCATACATGGCAATGGCTGGATGGAAAACCGCCGACATGCTAGACGGTATCGAAGGTATTATGAACCTGGCGGCTGCTTCCGGAGAGGATCTGGCAACAACCAGTGATATTGTTACCGATGCTTTGACAGCTTTTGGTCTGTCTGCATCGGATTCTACGCATTTTGCAGATGTCCTGGCAAAAGCATCATCCAATGCCAACACCAACGTAGGCATGATGGGAGAGACATTTAAGTATGTTGCACCAGTTGCCGGAGCTCTTGGGTTCTCTGCGGAGGATTGTGCTACGGCAATCGGGCTGATGGCTAACTCCGGAATTAAGGCGAGCCAGGCAGGTACTTCTCTGCGAAGCATCTTTACCCGAATGGCGAAACCGACTAAGGAAGTCCAGGGAGCTATGGATGCCCTTGGAATATCTCTGACAAAGAGTGACGGATCTATGAAATCTCTGAATGAGATCATGGTGGATCTGAGAAAAGGTTTCTCCGGGCTGACACAAGATCAGAAAGCTCAAATGGCTGCCGCTTTAGGTGGTCAGGAAGCAATGTCTGGATTGCTTGCAATCGTAAATGCTTCCGATGATGATTTTAACAAGCTGTCGGATTCTATTGCAAACTGCGATGGCGCTGCCGCTGATATGGCGGAAACCATGAACGACAACCTGAGCGGACAAATTACGATCCTGAAATCAGGTTTAGAAGGTCTTGCTATTTCTTTGTACGAGGAGATGCAGACACCATTAAAAGATATCGTCAAAGAAGCCCAGACGATGGTCCAGGGACTGCAAGAGGCATTCAATGACGGTGGACTTGATTCCCTGGTAACAAAAGCCGGGGAAGTTATGGCTCAGATCGTAACCGAGGTTGCACAAGCGGCACCGAAACTGATCGGAACTGCTGAAAACCTCGTAGGTTCCTTTATCCAGGGAATCGTAGATCACAAGAGCGAATTTGCGGCTGCCGGAGCAATGATGGTTGCGGAACTGGTACGTGCGATCATGGATGTTGCCGGGGACATGTGGTCGGCTGGAATTTATCTGTTTACGGAATTTCTCCAGGCGATGACAGACCATTCAGAAGAAATGGGACAGTCCTTCGGTGAAATGATAAGTAAAATTGGCGAGGCTGTTCAAACAAACTTGCCATTGATTATCCAGGCGGCAAAAGATTTTGTTGCCGGATTCTGCCAGGGACTGAGTGAAGAGTTTCCTGGTGTTTCTGCTTTGCTGGATGGATTCTTCCAGGGATTTTTAGATACTGCCGGGGAAATTGTACAAGGTGTCGTAGATCTGATTGGAGATATTTTATCCGTGATCGACAGCCAGGATCCGGCTACCATGGAAGCGATCGGAAAAGCGATCGGAACCATTGCAGCGTCTATTGCGGCACTGAAAGTTGCTAAAGATGTTGTAGGATCAGTAAGCAGTCTTTTCTCTATCCTGAAAACATTCAAGGGTGGAGTTTCCGGAATTGTCGGAGTAGTAGGAAAAGCGGTTGAAGGGTTTGCCCTCTGGAAGGGCGGAGCAGGAACCCTGGGAGAAGTAATTGCATTAGAGTTCCCTAAACTGGCTGCCTTTGGAACAAAACTCGGCGGACTTGCTACAACAGCAGGATCCGTGATGACAAAGATCGGATCATTTATCGGCTCTGCGGTCTCTGCGATCGGAGAGTTTTTTGCTACCTTCGGAACAGTCATTGCCGGGGTAGGATCTATCATAGCTGGTGCGATACTTGCGGTCACAAATTTCATTGACATGTTCAAGAACGGATTCAGCATAATAAAAGATATCCTGATGGGAGTTGGAATTGCCCTGGCTGCGGTCGGAGCGGTAATTCTGGGAGCACCTGCACTGGTAGCGGCTGCGATTGCTGGAATTGTATTTGCGGTTGCAAATCTGGTTATCGTGATAAAGGAGCATTGGGATCAGATCGTTGAATTTATCCAGCAAATTCCATCAAAAATCGGTGAAATTGTAGATGCCGTGGTTGCCTGGTTCGAGGCTTTGCCTGGACGTATTTCTGAGTTCCTATCTCAGGTTATTTCGGGGATCCAGGAGTGGGGATCTAATTTACTGGAATCTGCATCACAAGTGGTAAGCACTGCGATTGATGCGATCGTGCAATTTTTTACAGATCTTCCATACAAGATCGGCTACGCCCTGGGATTTGTCATCGGGAAGCTGATTGAATTTGGTATAAATGCGGTCAACTGGGTAAAAACGAATGTTCCGATCATCATTGATAACATTGTTACATTTTTCAGTGAATTGCCAGGCAAGATCTGGACATGGCTCACGAATACCTATAACAATTTTGTTACTTGGGGAAGCAACATGCTCCAGAAAGCACGAGAAGCGGCACAGAACGTAATTGATACAGTTGTGACATTCTTCTCCGAATTACCAGGAAAGGTACAGCAATGGCTCCATAACACGCTCCAGAACCTCATTACATGGGGATCTAATATGCTGAGCAATGCCAGAACAGCTGCAAGCAACACGATCGCTACAATCGTGAACTTTTTCTCTCAGCTTCCAGGTAAGATCTGGACATGGCTGTGCAATACAGCATCAAAAGTAGTTTCCTGGGGATCAGATCTGATGTCCAAGGGACGTGAAGCGGCTAATAAGCTGGTAAATGCTGTCCTGAACGGAGTAAGAAACTTACCGTCACAGATGATGTCGGTCGGACGAAATATCGTAACAGGTGTATGGAACGGAATCTGCAATGCGGCTGGATGGTTCAGAAGTCAGGTTAGGAGCTTCTTCTCTGGAATTGTTGACGGAGTAAAAGGTGCTCTCGGAATACATTCTCCATCAAGAGTATTCGCAAAAGAAGTCGGACGATGGATCCCACCTGGCGTTGGTGTTGGTATCGAAGATTCCATGCCGGATCTGGAGAAACAGACGGACAAAGAAATGGAGGCCCTTGCGGATCGGATGCAGGCGGCAGTAAATGTCGAAACCGGAAAGATTACACTGGATAAGAATACAAGCCAGACATACAAAGTTGAACAGGAAAACGGACAATCATTCGTTGAAAGCAAAACTGAGGTTGTAATCGAAGGGGAGACGCATGTACACGTTGACCTGGACGAAAAGGAGATAGGTCACGCAACAACACCTATCGTAGATAAAGATATGGGTAGAATAGACACCCATAAAAAGAGAGGGGGTTAATGAATGCCAGTAAAAGTAACGGGCGTGTCTTTCGATGACGCCCACTCATATAATGACTGGGGATTGAAGCTGAAAAGCGTGTCTATCGGAGTTCCGAAAGCAAAGACGGTATACGTTAGTGTAAATGGCATGAATGGATCCCTGGATCTGACAGAAGCTCAAAATGGTGGCGTAGTGTATGAAATGCGAACACTGAAATTTACATTTGACGCCAGAGATTGCAGCTACATCCGCTGGACTGGACTAATCAGCAGAATTGCGAGAGCGATCGAGGGGAAGGAAAGGCGGATCATCCTGGATGTCGATTCCGGCTATTATTATACCGGACGGTGTCATATTGACACTAAGAAAACTAATGAGGAGCTTGCGGAAATCAGTATTGAATGCACGTGCGATCCTTATAAGCTGGATGTCACATCTTCCAATGAACCGTGGAAATGGGACACGTTCAGCTTTATAGATGGAGTGATCCGGAATACTTCAGACATTGACATCAACAGTCTGACATCCTGGAAAGAGATCATCCTGGACGGATATCCGTATAACGATACGCTGAAAATTATTTCAAACGCCTCAATGAAAGTAAAATACAGAAACGGAACGTATGATATATACGCCGGAGAAAATATCATGTATGACATTGAACTTTACGAGGGAGAGAATAAGCTATACTTCCAGGGTAAAGGAAAAATAACAATCGTTCACAGAGGAGGTGTGTTGTAAATGTATACAATTAAGGCTTTTGTGGATGGGAAAGAGTACATGATCCATAACCCACGGGTTAAGGCACTAATAGTCGGGGATCCCTACTACCAGAAGGGAGACAATGTGAACGGGCAGGCTGAGTTTTCAGTCTACCCGACACACCCATATTACCAGTACGTGAAAAAGCTCACTACTGACATTGTTTTCTACAAAGATGGAGTAGAAAAATTTGCAGGGCGAGTTCTCTATGACGATGAAGATTCCAAGGGAGTTAAGAAAGTATTCGTCGAAGGAGAACTTGCCTATTTTTGTGACAGTATTCAGAGGCCGACAGTGTATCACAATATTTCGGTCAAGAATTATCTGAAAACGGTAATTGATAATCACAATTCCCAAGTTGAGGAGAGAAAGCAATTCACACTGGGACGTGTATCGGTTACGGATCCAAATGATTCCCTATATCGGTACGCTAACTGGGAAACTACCAGAGAAACCCTGAAAGATAAGCTGGTAGACAGACTTGGAGGGCATCTTGTAATTCGGAAAGAGGATGGCATCCGCTACCTGGATTATCTGAACGATGATGAATTTTATACCCAGAACAGCCAGGAGATCAGGTTCGGGAAGAATTTACTTGATTATTCTAAAAACATGGATGCTTCCGACCTAGTAACGTGTGTTATCCCTCTGGGGGCGAAATTGGAGGAATCCAGCATTGAAGGTCTGGAAGAGAGACTGACGATCAAAGAAGTGAACGGAGGCGTTGATTACGTTTCTGATGACAGTGCAGTGGCAGCCTACGGAAGGATCTACAAGACTGTTACATGGGATGATGTAAAAGTAGCATCGAACCTGATGAAAAAAGGACGGGAATATCTGAAAAGCGTACAGTTTGAGAATATGGTTCTTGAATTGAAAGCTATTGATCTGAATCTGACGGATGATGATATTCAGGAGTTTGAGGTCGGAGATCTGATTCGTTGTGTTTCTCCTCCGCATGGGCTTGATTCAAAATTGCCATTGTCAAGCCTGAAAGTATATATTAGCAATTTTGCTAAGAATACCATTACATTAGGCACGGAAAAGCAGAGCAATACCTACACGTCCTCAAATAGCCATACAGCCGAGGAAATAGAAAAGACTATAAATTCTATACCGAGCAAAGGAGAAATCCTCCAGGAGGCGTTACGGGACGCTACGAACCTATTAAACGACATGAACCGGACAGGTAATGCGATCCACACCAAAAATGAGTTCATTGTTTCAGATACTCCAGGAGTAGCCAATGCAAAGAACCTCTGGAGATGGGGACTGGGTGGACTGGCTCACTACAGTAATGGATATGACGGCCCAGCTGACGGAGTAGCACTCACGATGGATGGAAAGATCAACGGAAAGATGGTTATGGCAAACAGCATCGTGGCGGAATCCATAGATGCAGGTTACCGAACTTCCGTAGAGACGAAGATCTCTGAAAGTGAAACGGCTGCGAAAGATCATGCAGACAAATCCGTAAGAGTAGCCCGTGAGGAGATAGAGAACTCCATAACCAACATGGAGAACAAAATCGCACTGTCTGTAAGGAGTGTGAAAGAAACAGTTGCCAGAAAGAACTACATTGCCGGAGGAGATCAGGAAACGCTCGATATCGGCAAATTTACGTTGTCTGGAGCAACCGGAAATTGCAAGATTGAAAAATCAGAGTTCCGGAACACGAAAGCATTCAAGCTAACTTTTACTGGATCCGGATCAGTAACACTGACACAAAGCCTGGGAATCCTGGAAGCTGGAAAATACAAGATTGCTGTTGAAGCAGCATATCCGGAAGGATCGAAGTACCGACCTTCCTACATCCAGTATGGATTTTCAGAGAACAAAACCACCTCGTACCTGAGTGGATATAATCCGGATGAATTTAATGCTTTTAGCAAGGAAGTACAGATTACCAGGGCGTCAAAATCTGTGGCAGTGACAGTATACGGATATTCCGGATCTGTATTGTATATCACAGACATCCGTTGCCTCCGGGATATGCAAGAGCTTCTGGATGACGTAGATGCCAAGTTGGAGGTCGAAGTCGGGAAAGTGGCTGCATCGGTCAAAGAAGTATATACCAATGTTCAACACGATTACTGCCAGAACGGCAGTTTTTCTGATTCTGAGGACACTTTCAAAAACTGGTACAGATCAAACACGACATACATCACGAAAGTTCAGGATGGATCGAAGAACTGGGCGTTGTTGGATCGAGAAACACAGACATCCAGCTATTACTTGAGACAAATTGTAAAAGTTCCAAAAGCAGGCCCATTTACAGTGAGATTCAAGGCAAAGTGCGGAGAAGGTCAGACATCACGGATCCGGATCTATTTTGCCGGAACCAATAAGTACACAGATGCCGGAAGCGTAACAGAAACGTATAAAACTTTTGAGTTGGAGTTCGATAATGTAACTGCCAATTCTTGGTACTTCTATGTTTACAACTATACTTCCGGAACAAAAGTTTATATCACGGATATTGAGATCCTGGGGTATATCTCAGGATATTCGGAAAGCCAGCTTCAAGTGTTGAAAGATTCTATCGAATCCGAGGTGTCAAGAGCTACCGCCGGAGAAGATAAACTTTCTTCGTCGATCAAGCAAAACGCCACAGCTATTACCTCAAAGGTAAGCAAAGGAGAAATGGGATCTTACATCACACAGTATTACAACAACGTGATTATAGCTTTTAATAAAAACTCAAAATACGTGCAGATCAATCCAGGAGAGATTGCTATTTACAATTACGGAGTAGAAAACTCTAAGAAACGTGCTGTATTCGATGAAACGGGTAATCACTTTTATAGAGATGGGTATTATGTCGGAGCAATCGGCACAAACCAGTGGTCAGGGAATAATGCTCATAAGGGATTGGTGTTCGATTTGGAACCACAAGGAAAGTACATGGCATTTGCTCAAAAAGCAAGTTCCTCAGCAACTTCCTACACTACTATGTTGTGTTTTAGCCGAGCAAACAGTATTTACGATGAATACGGAGTGAATCTGGGATGCAATTTGATTGGAAACTGGTATACATTAAAAAATTTCAAAATTGGAAGCATATCAGCAGGAGGATATACGGCTTTTAGCGGAGCGATACCGATTGTGTGCGAGATAACAAACAATGGCAATAGCTGGACGTATTCTCATTTGAGAGTATACAACGGAATTATTGTCGGCTACTGGAATTAGGAGGTGAGAGCATGGAACTTATTTTTCCAAAAGGTGAAGAACCTAAAAAAACAGCAAAAAACAGTGTAGCTGTAGGAACCATCAAAAGAGAGCAGGAGGTAGAAAAAGATGGAAGAGAGAAAGAAACCAACCAGACCGTTTAGCGTGATTTATGCAGATGCAAAACAAGCTCTGACAAGGCAGGTTGGAAATACAATGGCGGCTTACGGGCTGCCTATTTTCATGGCAGAAGGAATCCTGAGTGGAATCCTGGCTGAGATCCGAACTAATGCCGGAAATGAGTTGGCAGACGATACCGCAAGGTATGAGGAAGAACTAAAGGAGTATTACGAAGCCCAGACTAAAGAGATGCAAGAGACTTTTGAAAAAGAGAAAGCTGACCTGATCCAGGCTTTTGAAAACCCGGTCGATCCGGAGGATCCTGGAGAAACTCCCAGTGCAGAACCGGATCCGGAACCACAGACCACAGAAGAGAAACAGTGCATTGAAGAGGAGACTGAAATCGAGGAGGTGGACTAAATGGCAGATATCTCTCAAGAGGTTGAACAGCTGAGAAACGCTGAATACGGGGAAGAAGTACGAAGTGCCTTTATTTCCTGCATGGAAAAGATACATGAAGAAAACGAGAGTTACAATAACATCAAGACCGAAGTTGCAAAATCAGCTGCTACCATGAAACAGCAGGTGGAGGCGATCAACACGAAGTCTGCAGAAGTTCAGAAAGCATTGCAGGATCTGACAACTGCTATCTCGAACGGGAAAACCCAGCAGACAGCTCTTGAGACCGCCACAAAGAACGGGAAAACCCAGCAGACAAACCTTGAAAACGTCACGAAATCGGCAAAAACCCAGCAGACTGCGACCGAGACTGCCACAAAGAACGGAAAAAGCCAGGAAACGGCATTACAGAAAGTTGTAGACAATGCGAAACAGATTGATTCTGCGATCCAGACATCAGTAAGTGCTGCGAACGCTGCGGCTGCAAATGCAAACCAGGCAACTTCCCTTGCTTCTGCAGCAGCTGGATCTGCGAACAAGGCGGCATCTACAGCAAATACGGCTGCCGGAAATGCAGATAAAGCTACGAAAGCGGCGAATGAAGCTGAGAAAGCTCGTGCCAATGCTGAAAGCTCCAGAGTGAGGGCGGAGGAGGCAAGATCCCAGGCTGAGACAGCTCGCACCAATGCCGAGACTGCCCGTGCTAATTCGGAAACTACCAGAAATCAGAATGAAGAGAAAAGGCAGGCAGATACAGCAGATGCCATTGCCAAGGCGAAAGAAGCCACAGAGTTACTTGTCAACCAAGCCAACACCATTGCGTTCCGGATCAACGAGGGCGATGGTGGTCTTGACGTTGTTATTTTAAGTGCATAGGAGGTAAGTTAAGTGAGTGAAACTATAAACATTCCAAGAGACACGACAATGCAGTTACTTGTGAAAGTACACAGAGATCAGATCGCTGGAGAAATGGATCTGAAATACAAAGAGAAAGTTGCGGCGGCTACTTCTAAAGCGGAGGTGGACGCCCTTTTTGCTGAATGGTGGAAGGTTCAGTATAATCCGGATCTTTTTACAAAGTCCGAAATGCTGGAAAGGTGGTTCGGAAATGTCCTAGTTGATACTAGAGTGCATGGTGTAACTACACCGAGATATTCAAAAAGCACATCCATGATCGGAGAGCTGACCGATGATTCCACTGGGTTAACATGCACACCGTCTACAGAATCAACAGCCGGATCCGATCCTTTTGCACACCTTCCGCAGTTCTGGTGTCTTGAGGTTGCGGCAGAGAAAAAAGCAGATGGTTCCCATGAGATTTTTTATGTGGAGCATATTGACGATACTGCAAAGGTCAGAGGCGGAGAACACCTGTGCTGGGTTCTCCAGAAGAATACCTACAAGAGAGAGTGGCAGGATAAAGATTATAAATATCTGAAAACCAGATGCACACCGGCACCGGGGTATAAGAGATGGAAAGAGGGAACCGACCGAACCGGAAAAGTGCATGAGTATATGGCACACCCGAAGTATTATGCCGGAATTGATGCAGACGGGGGTATCACATGCGGAACCGGATTGAAGCCAGCCAACCGAACTTCCCACCAGACAGGCGTAACCAGATGGAGAGGCAGAGGAGCACAGTATTCCGGAGCTTCTGGATCTCTTATCAAGTTCCTGGATGCTATGATGCGTTTGAAATATGGACGTAAAGGAAATTCCGGAAAGATTGAAGGTTGCACAAATTACGACTACCAGTACACAGTTGCAGTGAGTGAGACTGGAGTAGAAAGGGTAATTCTGACAAAGGAGCAGGCTGCAAACCTTTTGGTTGGCTCGGCTGTTATGCTTGGCATTCAGAGCGGATCTGACAGAAACACAGCAAGTAACTATTCTATCTTCGATGGAAAACTGATTACAGCCATCGAAACAGTGACTATTGAAACAAAAGAATATTCAGCAGTCTATGTGGATAACGGAGGAAAGACTTTTGACACAACAGCCGGAAGCACATATCTTTCTACAAGCCCGTATTATTCCGGATGGAATGATAATGTTCTTGGCAGAGATGGTAGCAAGATCAGCCCGACTTCCGGAAAAGAACCAGGAATGATCCAGGGTGTAGAATTTATGAACGGATCCTATCTGATTGTCTCCGATGAATTATGGCAGTGGAGCCAGGATGCGAATGAGAATTATTGCTTTGATTGCTACAAATGTTACGATCAGTCAAAAGTAGGCTCTGCAATCAATGAGAACTACGAAAAAGTAAATGTTCCAACATTGGTATTTCCGAAAGATACGGCTGCCTGGACATGGAAGTATATTACTGATAATGCAATCAATGATGATGTTCTATGGCCGGAGGCAACCAACGCAAGCGGAAGCGGCGTTGGAGTGGGAGCTGGCTTCTGTTGCGTACCTGCGGCGTCTGGTGTTCGTGCGGCTTGGTGCTTTGGTAACTTGAACAACGGTGGTAATGCTGGCGTTCCTTGCCGTAACTCGAACAATGGGGTGTCTAACGCTAACTGGAACGGCTCTCTCGGAGCAACTGGTACAATTTTGAAAAGAGTATTAAAAAATCATTGCATCGTATAATCCTCGCTTATGTGCGAAAATAACTTGAAACCAACGAGGCTAGTACCTACGGGGAAAGCCACGGAAGTAACCAGATGAATATTAAGGAGGTTGATGTTTGAAAACATATTGCAAACCAGCAACGGTCAATATTGAGGACTGGAAATTTAATGAACTTGCCGTTGTGGAATGCTTTCGGAATAAAAGAGCTAGAAATGACTTTCAACGACTGCTCTGTAGAACTGGAAAGATAACAAAGCGTGAGCTTGCGGAAGATCGGCTGAACAAAGATTTCAAGAGAACCCTAGAGGCCGAAACGGAAGTTGCTAAGATTCTCACGCAACGTATAATCAACCGAGATTTACAATTAAAACCGATTCGCCAATTTCAAAGAATTGACGGACTGACGCAGAAGCTCCGTGATATCTGCCAGGAATCTCCAGAACAGCAGGTTTTTGAGTATATCGCTGTGTTTGCATTAAAACCGCTATTCAGAGCCAAAATTATGCAGATTCAGTATGGCAGCATCCCGAATAAGGGAGGAGTTGCCGGAAAGAGGAAGATAGAACGGCTTCTCCGGAGAAAATTCCAAGGAAAGGTTGTGGCTGTGAAAGGCGATGTTACAAAAGCCTATCCTTCGGTAACAGTTCCGATTGTCATGGAAATGTTGAGAAGAGACGTAGGAAAGAATAAAGTCCTGTTATGGTTTCTGGGTGCGTTGATGAGTAATTATCCCGGGAATCATCTTTGCATTGGCGGATATCTTCCGGCATGGCTGTTTAATTACGTTATGAGCTATGTTCTGAGATACATCTATCAGCAGGCACAGATACGCAGAGGAAAGCGGAACAGGCTTGTCTATGCGGTTGTATGTTATGCGGATGATTTCACGATCTACGGCGATATCTCGAAGCTGAGAAAAGCAATGAAGAAAGCCACGGTCTGGGCACATGATAAGTTCGGATTGAAAATCAAGGATATCTGGCAGTTCTACCAAGTGGCATCGTTTGATGAAGAGAAGGAGAACTACGAAGAGAGAAAGAAAGGCAGTAAGAAAAGAACTCCAGGAGTTGACATGATGGGCTATGTTGTCCGGAGAAAATACACGATCATTCGTGGCAGAGTATTCCGGAGAATCCGGAGACAAGTGATACGTGCCTGGATGGATTTTGTAGAAAGAGGATTTGTCCCGTGGTGGAGGGCTTGCAAGATTGCGGCCTATAAAGGATGGGTTGAGCATAGCAATAGCCAAAAGTTCCGGGAGAAATACAATTTTGATGCATTATTCAAAATGTGTTCATACAGTGCAAGTAAGCACGGAAAGGAAGTTGAAAATGAGAAGAGAATCTTACTTATCGCAGCCATCGAAGATTGAGATCTATCCGGTGTTTTCTGGTACAGATGTGATTCTGAGACAGAGCATCGAGCTGGTGGAGAGAGAAGAGATCCAAGATGGAAAGAAAAGTAAATACAAAGTCTGGGAATGTGACGAAGTGCAGTTCCACTACAACGGAGAAGTAACCGAGAAAGAGATCGAAGCCGATTTTGACTACTGGCTCAAGAAAGCGGAGGAAGTACCAGATCCATCCAGTGTAGAAAATCTGAGCCTTGAGGATGCCAGAAAAGCGAAATACCGGGAAATCGCATCTGCATGTGAGGAGACGATTTACGCCGGAGTAGATGTGAGTACATCTTCCGGAGTGGAGCATTTCAGTTTGACAGAAAAGGATCAGTTGAATCTTTTTGGGAAGAAAATGCAGTTACTGGCTGGAGAGGAAAAGCTGGAGTACCATGAGGACGGACATCCTTGCAAGTATTTCTCGGCTGAGGACATGCAGAACATCGTCAATAAAGCAATGTTCTATGTATCATACTACACGACATATTGCAATGCTCTGAATATGTGGATCAAGTCGGTAACGAAACCTGGAGATCTGGATCAGATCCAGTGGGGAGCAAAAGTTCCGGAAGAGTTTCAGAATGAAGTTCTGAAAGATTACATGAAAACCATTGCATCCGGAGGTATTGCATAGTGAAAAAAATCATAAAGTACCTGACACTCTTCCTGATCGGAGGAGTTTTTTATTATTCCCTGGAAGTGATCTTCCGGGGATATTCTTTTCCGGCAATGGCAGTGTGCGGAGGCTTGTGCTTCATCATTTGCGGAGTGATTAACGAGAGATCACGATGTATGCCATTGGTTCTCCAGCAGTTGATAGCTGCATCCGGGATCACAGTGATTGAGTTCATTTCCGGGTTGATCCTGAATGTATGGTTGGGACTGAATATGTGGGATTACAGTAACATGCCCGGAAATATACTTGGTCAGATATGTCCGCAATTTACGCTGCTGTGGTTCTTTTTATCAGCATTCGGGATCTTCCTGGATGATCTGATCCGATGGCTTTTATTTGGCGAAGAGAAGCCTCACTACCATCTTTTCAGGAAAAGGAAGGGCGATAAATGACAAAGTTACAGATTATCTCCAAATTATGGTCGGCAATCTATGATCTAATCTTCCTGATAAAAGGGACGCCAACTAAAAGTCTGGAGGAGATCGAAGCAGATCTTGACGTTATCGAGTACGCATGCCGGAGGTATGCAGATTGCGATGATGATGAGATAGCAATTAGTAGTGAAGGAGGTGTTGCATATGCAGATACGAGCGCAGCCCGGAAAACGAATTAGCTCGCAAGTTCCGAAGTAATAGGAGAAAGGAGACACAGGTCCAATGGACTTATTGATAGCTGCCGGAGTTCCATCAGCGATCACAGCTTTTTGTTTTTGGTTGATCGAAAGAAAAATCCAGGCAAGAGCAGAAGCTGAGAAAGAGGAAAGGCTAAACCGACAGAGAGAGCAGGACGCCAAAGAAGAAAACAGGGAAAAACTCCAGTACATGACAGTAAAAGCCCTGGACGGAGCTCTTGCATTGTCAGAAGCTACAGCAAAAGCTATGCAGAGAATCCCGGACGCCAAGTGCAACGGAGACATGCACAAAGCCCTGGATTATGAGCAGGAAGCGAAACACGATCTGGAAAATTTCCTGACACGTCAGGGAGTAAATCATATAACCGGAAACTAAAAGCACTAATCGGCTCAAATCCGCATGATAGTAGCTTATGCAAGGAAATTACCATGTAACCAATTAACAAAGCCCCATGAGGCTGTACGGAAGCCTGAGAGGGCATGAAAAGAAATGGAGGAAACAAGAATGGAATTAGTAAATGTATTATCTCAGATCCCATTGCCAGTAATTGCAGTGGCTCTTCTGATCTTAGCGATCATTACGATTGTTTTAGCTTACCAGTATGCAAAGATGCAGGGACTGGACGGAATCCGTCAGGATGTATATCAGCTGATCTTGAAAGCAGAGCACATCTACAATGAATCCGGTCAGGGCAAACAGAAATTAAAGTATGTTGTAAGCCAGGCAAGAGGATTGTTACCTAAGTGGCTCCAGGTATTCGTTACCGAGGAAGCAATGATGAAGGTTATTGATAAATGGTTTGAGGGGGTAAAAGATCTTCTGGATGACGGAAGAGTAAATGGCTCCCAGAAATAACTCTCAGAGAAGGGAGGGAGTGCTATGTGGGATGTAATCCTATTCGTGTACCTTTTAGGGATCTTATTAAGTCAGCCAATATACATTTGGGCGATCGGGACGTTATGCAAAATGGAGGATGAGGACGAAGAACTTTATTGCCAAGATAACGGTCTGTACTACGAACCAAGGAAACCGAACTACCCGTTGGTAATGGTACTCTTGGTTTTGGCAGGGATCTTCTGGCCTCTTGTAATTCTATTTGCAATATTTTTACCGCTCACATTTATCCTGATGGACAAAATGGGGCAGTTGGATCCGGATGAGGACGAAGAGTTGGATCCGGAAGAGGACACGTACTTATAACCGGGTGGGGAGAAATCCCCACTCTTTTACGTTGGAGGAAGTTATGGCAATTATACGAAACACCTATACAGACGCATTATTTAATGGTTTGATGGCTGCTGGATGCACAATATACGGAGCATGCGGAGCCATGGGGAATATTTACGCAGAATCCGGGGCAAATCCCCGTAATCTGGAGAACCTCTGCGAGAAGAGGCTGAATTACAAATACACCGATGACACGTACACAACGGCAGTAGACAGCGGAGAGATCACAAGAGATCTTTTCTTGCATCCGTTGGGAGATTCCAGACAATACGGTTATGGTTTTTGCCAGTGGACGTCCGCCGGAAGAAAAGCAGGACTGTACGATCTGGTTAAATCGAAAGGCGTGTCGATCGGAGATCCGGACACTCAGGTTGAGTTCATGCTGAAAGAATTACAGCAGAGCTACAAGAGCGTTCTGCAGGTATTGAAAACGGCAACCTCAGTCCAGGAGGCGTCAGATATCTTCCTGGTAAAATTCGAGGTTCCGGCAAATACCGGATCAGAAGTCAAAAAGACAAGAGCTTCCTACGGGGAGCAGTACCTGAAAATCTATAAAGACATCGAAAAGGAGGAAACAAACATGAGTTTAATTTCAAACAGCGGACATGATGAAAACGGAAAGTATTCAGGAGGAAAAGCTGGAGATCAGACCGGGACAGAATGGGCTTTGATTCCATGGTATAACAGACCTTGGAAGTGTGTTTTGAGACATCCGGATGCAAAAGTTAGAGCAAAGCTGGCAGAGCTTGGGATCAAAGCTGCTAAAAATGATTTGGTCGGTTACGATCAGGGACAAAGAGGTACATACTGGGAGCACCTGAAAGCAAGTAATTACGATCCTTCACAGATCACAATCGCTTGCGAGGGGGATTGTTCTGCCGGAGTGATTGCTAATATTAAAGCGGCTGGTTATCTTCTGGGGATTGATGCACTGAAAAACATTAACGCCACATATACGGGTAATCTGAGATCCGGAGCAAAGGCGGCTGGATTCCAGGTATTAACAGAATCGAAGTATCTTACTGGCCCTGATTATCTTTTAGCCGGAGACATCCTTTTGAACGACAGCCATCATACGGCAACAAATGTCCAGGATGGTTCTAAGTCTGGAGGAGCCGGAACATCTGGCTCCGGATCAGCAAACAGCGGATCCGGAACAATTTCCGGAGGAAACAGTAAGACAGCGAACATCAAGAACGGCCAGCAATGGTTGAATAGCAATTACGGCAATAAGCTGATCCAGTTCTGCGGAGCTAAACTGGAGGTGGATGGATCCTACGGTCCAGCTTCCAGATGGGGAGCCCTTGCGATCTGGAAAGATCTTATGAACCGCAAGTATGGAACAAAGCTCACTCCGACAAACAAGAATTTCTATGGTTCATGCAAGGAAGTAGCCGGAAAAGCCGGAGTTCACAGTGGAACGGTCGGTACATTCACATTCATAGCTCAGTTCATTTTATCCGCAAAGGGATATTATGCCGGAGCCATGGATGCCAGCTGCGGAAGCAAGCTGGTAGAGGCGATCACAGCATTCCAGAAAGCGAATGGTCTGGATGCTGACGGATGGTGCGGAGCCAATACCTGGTACGCACTTTTTAACTAAGAGTAAATTTTTAACTAGCAAACCAAGTCTGTAACGCATAAGTAACAGCAAACCTTTTGGTCGAGGAAATAATATGTCACACACGCCCTGGGTATCTCCGGATACCTGGGGCATTTTTTTATTGTCTGAAAATCTCGTAAAATTCTGAAAAAGGCTATACAGTAAACAGCCTTTTTGTCAATGTGGTTTTTCCACAAATCAGCAAAGCTTCAGTTGTGCAAAATTTTGATTTCGCACGAAAATAAATTTTAGGATCTGATTATTGCCCGTGAAGAAAAAGGCGATCTGAGGCATTTTAGGCACCTCCAGGCGAGTGAGTTTGTTCCTGGAAAAGGTCAAAATCCGGATCAGAAGCCCGGCATGGTTGAAATGCACAAAAACAGGTTCAGAAAACGTACATTATCCACAACGCACTGTGGAAAGTGTGGAAAAGTACCATAGTGCGTTATGTGACGTTCACTGTAGCATATACAGTGACTATCACAGTGATGTCACAGTGACATTTCACAAGTGACAAAAAGCATCAGATCCGGATCCTCGGCAAGAGCATTTTCCTGATCCCGGTAAAAAGGTATTCTCAACAAGTGTTAGGTGTTTCTTCCTTATATAATGCAAACAGTCCGTGATTATCACAGTGATTGCTACAGTGATTATCACAGTGACTATCACTGTATACGCTACAGTGATTTTTTATCACATATATATTATTTATTATATATAAATATTATATTTTCTCTTTTCTTTGCTTCTTTCTTTTCTCTTTCGTGACGCTACAGTGAGCATCACAAAATCCACTTGAAAAATATTTTTTACAAATTGCAATATTCGTATTGACACAACGCACTATAGTACGCTATACTTCAAGCATCAAGAAAAACAAACACACGAACGGAAAAGAGGAAAACGAAATGAAAAAATATAAAATCTATTTCAGAATAAACGAGTACCTGATGATTAACGACTACGAGGAAATTAAAGGCGATCTTGATTCAAGAGTAATCGCTGGCAAGGACGAAGATGATGCTATTTCAAAATTGAGAGAATCACTTGAAAGATACATGAAGGGCACAGAAACAAGGTCATATGATCTGGAGATCGGATCAGTCGAAGAAAGATAGGAGGAATACCATGAGATACAAAAACGAGGATGCTAACAGATACGGAGTAAATTTTATGATTGCTACAGAAAAGCTCATGGATAAGCTCACGGTCAGAGAGTTTATTTCATACCTGGAAGAAAAGGCGGAATTTGAAGATACCACACACGAATACATTGACGGAAAAGTGGTTGAATGTAAAGCATATGACCTGAAAGAAGAAAACAGCAATCTCCACAAAGAATTTCTTGTAACAAGTGATGGCAGAGTGTTTTACTGGAGAACTCTGATGGATAAAATTGAGCTGATAGACGAAGAGGAAAGCAAAGCAGCACCAGAGAAGAGAGCAAGAAACCTGGTTAGATCCCTGACAACAGCGCAGCTCCTGGATCAGTGGGAGGTAACGACTACGATGACTGATCCGAACACGCCCACACTGAGAGGGTGGTTCATGGACGAACTAGAGAAAAGATTTCCGGATCAGTTCGACAAATGGTTAGACAGCGATTGCAGAGACGAAGATCTCAGAAAATTCATTTACGCATAATCGGGAGGTAGAGACATTATGGCAGCAACAATTATTCAGTTTCCACAGACACATAGCAACATCTTTTTGAACCTGACACAGCTTATCAATCTGGCATCTGACAACCAGGTAGTAGAGGAGTATGCAGAGATCATGGCAGTTTGCCATGAGGAGGGCAATTTCAAACCTGGAGAGATTGAAACGCTCCAGGAGCAGATCCGGACAAGACGCCTGGAAAATGCAAGACCGGAAGAAAAGCCAGCAGTGATTCCGGAGAAACCGGGGCTGTACTGCTACACTCCGGAAATGGGAGAACAGAAGCCAAAGTGTCAGATCGAAGCGGAGCGGAGCTATTACGGCAGACATTATCACATCAACACTCCGCTGGAGCTGAAAGGCAGAGGGATCAAAAAAGATGGTGTGAAAGAGGCAAAGAACCTCAGACCGAACTATCAGTACATGGCTGGATGGTTTGAATACACAGTAACCGAAAGAGCTTTTGAAAAGCTCCAGAAACAGTACACAATCAGCCAGGAGTTGCTTCTGGATTGATTACATAGTGCCGACCGGAGGCGGCAGACCTCCGGAGATGGAGAGAGCATGGGAAACATGAAACCGATGTTGCTGACAAATAACCAGCGGAAAATGCACGGGTTACCGCTATGGAGAAAGAAAAACCGCAAAAAGAGACTTTATACACGTTGCGAGGCAGACGAGACAATCACGGCATTTATTGATTATTGCAATCAAGAGTAGGAGGTACGGAGATGGGAGGAGAAAAAAGAATACTTTCGTTTGGAATCACGGGAGAGTTTATTACTCAGATCGCTAGGGAGTGGTTTTACTCTGGGGAAAAGAGTATTGAGAAAATCATGGAAATCCTGGTGGACAGTATGACCGGAACAGACACACCGAAAGCTCAGATCCGGAGATATGCAGAAGATATCCTGATGGGAAGAGCAGCACTGAAAGGCAATACTGCTGACGGAACGTACCACCTGGAAACATATGAGCCAGGAGAAGAGGAAGAACTACCAAGTGGTATGAATGTCTGGAAGATACCTCAGTCGAAAAAAGCCTTGAAAAGTGATCTGGATAGAATGACAGAAAGGTTCAATGTGGCGATGGAACATCTTTCGGAAGGAGAACAAAGAGCAGTAAGAAAAGAGCTAGGAGAGGAAACGAACGAAGATAGAGAGCAGGCGAGACTTGACAGCTTCATAACCCGTATGATGGATGAAAAAGAGCATACAACCGGAGATTTCGGGTGGTTGGAGCCGAATGGAACTTTCCATGAAGTTGAGTGGGGAGAGCACCAAGACTGGGCGAATAAATACGTGGAAGAGAATTACCCGGATCAGAGCGAAGATATATTTGACGCTGGAGGATGGCTTACAGATCGGGGCTGGGTACTGCTTCACAATCCATCGCAGGGGATCGCATTTGCGACCGGAAGCCTGGTTAGAGATATGACGAAAGCACAGAAAGAGTTCTTGTATGATTATTACACGGAGCGAGATTGCAAGAAAGAAGCTAATGAAGTTTGGAAGGAGTAAAAATGTGGAGCATACCGAATGAGGATGAATACTGGGAGCGGAGACGTGAAGATTATGAGAGAGTTCCGAAGGACTGGAAACCGGAACCAGAGCGTCAGATCCTGAGCCTGGATGACGAGCTAGATGATCTGGAAAAAGAATATGGTTGCAAGCTGGAAGATCTGAACGAGCCGGACATCGAGGAAATAGTATTCCGGATCCGTGGCGAATATCCGATGTCGGCAGAATACGATCCAGCATTTATAGCAATATTTTACAAAGTGGATCCGGATTGGAGGTACAACATATGGTAGAGAAAAAAGTAATAAAAAGACGTCACAAAGATATTTTGAATTTCTGTAAGCGATACATGAGCGAGAAGGGATTTCCACCGAGTGTCCGTGAGATCGGGGACGGGATCGGATTAAAGTCCACCAGCTCAACGTGTCATTACATGCAGGAAATGCGTGAAATGGGGCTGATTATTTCTGGCCCGGAGTTTTCTCCGAGAGCGTTTACACTTCCGGGGGCGAAGTATGTATTTGATGATGACCTGGAAGGAGGCACTGAGGCATGATTCAGAAAGCAGAAAATATAATCTTGAAGAAAAGATTGCGAAAGCGATCGGAAAAGCTAAAAAGGCAGAATGAACGCATCAGGAGGCGAGAGACAGAGAACCGGAACATAAAGAATAACATGAGAAGGACAGCCCAGGAGTTGGAGGACATCAAAGGTTCTCTGACAACTGGGTTTTGCCCGTACTGTGAAACACACAACATGTTTTCCTGGGATCCGGAGTGGGGTTTGGTTTCCTATTGCCCCCGTTGCGGAGCTAGAGTAATGCTGTGCCAGATGTGCGACAAGTCCGGATCTAGGTGCGATTATGACGCACGATTGGATATTTGCTCCGAAATGTAATATACGCCTTGACAAGCTGATCCTTCCTGGGGTATGCTATAGCAAATGGAAGGAGGCGGCTATCGTGGATATGACTGGATGTGTGAAGCAGATAATGAGAGAAGAAGGGATAACACAATGCGAGTTGGCGAGTAGAGTAAAATGGAGCCGCCAGAGAGTTTTTGATATCCTGAAAAGAAATAATTCAAATTTCAATTCAGTAAAAAAAATCATGGGAGCTCTTGGCAGAGAAACTGTTATCTCCAGGAAAGACGGTAAAGAGCCGGACTTTGATATGGCAGATTTTTATAGCGTAATCGAGGAAAACGCACCATTGTACGGAAAATTGGAAGCCATTCTGGATGCAATGGGGTATAAAATTGAATTTGTAAAGAAGTAAAAACACTGAAAAACAGAGGCGTGGAAGCATGCCTCTTATTTTTTTGCAATTTTTTGCAATATTCGTATTGACACAACGCACTATAGTACGCTATACTTCAAGCATCAACAGAAAACAAATGAACGACACGAACGGAAATGGAGATAGAAAGATATGAAAAAGAGCTTATCAAGAATGAACACAAATGAACTTAGAGACCTGGCTGTAGAACTGGGAGCTGACAGAAAAAAGTTATACGGAACCTCAAAACAGAGCCTGATCCTGACGATCGACAGACTGAGAAAAGAAGCAGCCAGCAAAGAAAATTACATCATCGTTGACGAGAACGACAACGTAATGTTCGGGGGACAGCACTACACAGAGGTTGGAGCTGATAAAGTCTGGAACATGTACAACGGCATCTACGAGGATGAAAACGGCGAGAGATACATCTATATCAAAAAGGTTGAGGAATAGGAGGAAGCGGATATGATTAAGAGATCCAGAGCAAACAGAACAGAAAGAGCAACCTTCCGGAATATCCGGAATGAGCACAAATTTATAGATGTGGTTCATCATGGAGACGGTCATTACTACATGATCCAGTACATAAAGCATGAACTTCCGGAAAGAACAGTTGTCAATTATATGGGGACCAGATGTGGACATAAACAGAAGTTCCGGATCGGGAAAGCAACGCTTATGGGAATCCTGGAAGATTACAAGAAAGTTGAGGAGGACAAAAGCTATGATGAAGCATGAATTTGAGGAAAGAGTTGGAGGCGAGATCTCCGATCAGAATTACGAGATCATTGAAACAGTATACACCTGGCACCCGGCAATCAACGAAGTCGGTGGAAAAGATCAGATCGCTACTTTATACGAAACCGGAGGCATGCCACTGATTAAGAGCATGCTGGAGGCTGCAAACATTATGATGGATCTGGACAAAGAAAGACGGAAAGCAATGAGACGCATGGAGGAGATCCGGAGGAGAATTGAGACGGTAGCCAGTGGAGATCTGACAGAAGAACAGTGTCGGAGAGATGCAGTAGGAATGTTTGACAAGTCCAACAGTCCGGAAGAATGGGGATACGCAAGAATGTTCCTGGCAACAAAATACGGCGAAGAGCTTGCATCAGAGATTATTGAGGAGGTAGAGAAATAATGGCAGACAGAAGCAATCAGAGACTGAATGAGGCGATCGAAAATATGATCCGGATGTGGGATGGCACGATCCACGAGCAAACGATCCGGAACATGTACGAAAATGGTTCTGACTATGAAAGCATCTGCGAGATCGCCGGGATCGAGTATGAAGATTATGAGGAGGAGTGAGAGTGGAAGATCTAAAGAAATGGATCGGCAGGAAGTTCCTGGACTTCTGTAAGTCCGATCCGGATGACGAGCGAGAGATCCATTACGAAATGATGACCGGAGACTTGAGTGAAAAACTGGAATTTACTTCCAGGGAGATCGTAAGCATGAAAACAATGGAACAGATCCGGAAGTCCATTATCAGAGATATCAAATTAACAGATAATTGGTGGCATGTGTCACTGGAATATAAGGAGGAAGCAGAAATGCAGGAAATTACAATGTCAAAAATGGAACGCCTGGAGGCAGAAAAAGAGGAGTTTAAACAGATGTACGCTGAGTGTTTTCCACATCTTGCGATCGTAGCGGATATTTTGAAAAAGTTCGAAGATGAAAGAGGGATCCAGACGGACGGAGCACATATCTATATCACACCGAATGGCTACATCTCCATGAGTAACGTATCTGAGGGATGGAGTCTTTCCAGATTGAACCATGAATCAAAACCGGAAATAAGATGTGAAGTAAGAGAAGAGATTGAGGAGGAGTAAGTCATGAGCGAAAGAGAATTTGTAGTAATCAATGAAGAGGCTGCCAGAACAGCCCAGAATATGATGTCTTTTAATGAGTATCAGCTGGGATCCAGAACCAAAGAATACCAGGAGGACGTCAACGAAGTATATGATCTGGCGGAGGAAGTAGTTGCCAGAAGAGGAGAAGAATACCGGGAAAGAGCCTGGAGACTGGCAACCAGATATGCAAAGAACCTGGGAAAATATTTCAATGAGGAGGCAAGAATCGGCTGCATGTGTCCATCTGTGATGATCTCCGGAGCCGGAAACTTTCCGGTAAAGAAGAAAGAGAAACAGGTCAAAGCCTGGGATAAAAACCATGAGTTTTACAATTACTGCCAGTCGATCCGAGGAAAGCTGAATAACCTTCTGTACTCAAAAGAGGTTATCAAGAGTGATGACGAAAACGCTATTGAAGCCCTGGAGGAGAAAATTGACAGTTTGAGGGAAGTTCAGGAAAACATGAAGGAGATCAACAAGTATTACCGCAAGCACCATACGCTGGAGGGATGCGATCTCCTGACAGAAAAACAGCTCCAGAAGCTTCAGGGATCCATGGATCAGTTCGGGTATGATAGATCTCCATATCCGAGCTGGGCTTTGCAAAACAATCTGGCAAATATCAAGAGATGCCAGCAGAGAGTTGACGAACTGAAAAAGACAAAAGAGAAAGGCACCTCTGAGGCGGATTATGGCGATTTCAAGGTAATTGAGAATACAGAACTGATGCGAATACAGATCGTGTTCGATGGAAAGCCAGATGAGGCAATCAGAAGCACTCTGAAAGCAAATGGTTTCCGATGGGCTCCATCCCAGGGAGCATGGCAGAGACAGCTCACATCCAATGGGAAGTGTGCCCTGAGAAGAGTTATCGAAGATCTGGGAGCTGAGGTGCAGGCATCATGACGGTAAGAGGAGCGGCAAAGGGAAACTATTCCAGATACCACCAGAAGTACAACATAGGCTTCATCAATAGCGATGGAATGGAAGATGAAACGCAGTTCGAGAGCGTGAAAACGCTCAAAGAGCTGTCGGATCTCTTCCGGGACTTTTGCAAAGAGAACGGGTTCAAGACAAATACAGTTACATACGTGGAGGCAGTGTGATTATGGCAAAGAAAATTCAGAATAAGAGATACCTGGTAAATAGAGCAGTTTACAAGGCTGTAAAAAAGTACGATCATCAGCAGTTTGAGAATTTCTGCACTGATATTTATAAAAGCGGATGGGAGGACGGAAAAGCATCTGTAAATGCCCTGGATGTGAAAGATATTGAAGCGGTAATCAGATCTGTAAAAGGGATCGGAGAGGTTCGGATCGGTAAGATCATGGAGGCAATCAATGAAAAATTCGATGAAAACGCCGGATCAAAAGAAACGGAGTAAACAGTTAGGAAAAGAGATCCGGGACAGCCGGAAGAGGTATGAAGATCTGAGAGTACACGGTGGATCCGATCCATTCTGGTCGGATGGGGCAAACATGAATTTATGTAGGAATCACGTCATGTACTTCCGGAAGCAAGTGGAGACAGAGTTGGATCCGGAAAATTATCCGGAGGAGTATTTCTTGGAAATCCCAGCAGAGGTAAGCGTTCATTATATGGCAGATCCGGACGGGATCCGGAGCAGGTCAACAGCTGCACTGGAGGTTCTGAAAGAAAATCAGGACTTCCAGTACCTAAGAAGTAAACTCAGCGGAGACCTGGACAAAGAAACCAGTCAGTGCATGAACCCAGTACGCTATGTCCTGGGAATGGAAGATGCGATCCGGAGGGACGATCTGGTGGTAATGCGAAGATGCCAGGATCCGGAATATTACGTCAAATATTTGAGAGAAAGTCGGAAAAAGCTGGACAAAATCCTGGGATCACCAATTTTGGAACCAAAGCTCCGGGAAGGACAGTTGACAATATGGGATTTTATAGGAGGACAATAGTATGCACACAGAAAATGAGTATCACAGAGGAGAAATCTTTTTTATCAATGAGGGCGAAAGCTCCGGAAGCGAACAGGGGGGGGCGAGACCTGGAATCATAGTAAGTAATGACGTTGGAAACAAACACGCTCCGATCGTGGAAGTAGTATACCTGACATCCAGGGAGAAAAAACTGATGCCGACACACGTTAGGATCAAGAGCAGTCCGATCCCTTCCATAGCGTTATGCGAGCAGATCGAGACGGTATATAAAAAGCGGATCGGAAAATATCTTGCAAAAGCCACGATGGATGAAATGAAACGGATTGACAAGGCACTTGCTGTCAGTATCGGACTTGGTGGAAATATGAAGATGTCCGACTACGTGAGAGAGTGGGCGGAGGCGTTCAAAGAGCCGGATCCGATAGAAGAAAAAGCGATGCAGATCCTGGAAACAGCGAAACCAGTTCCGATCCAGATACCGGAAGGCTTTTCTGACAAAGAGAGGATCAAGGAGTTGGAGAAAGACCTGATCCGAGCGGAAGCGGAGCGTGATGTATTCCAGAAACTGTATAAAGAGCAGTTAGCAATCAGTTAAATGTGAGGTAGAGGACATGAGAAGAATCAAACGTATGATTTTTAAGCATTTCAACTGCATTCCCTGGTTCATCGTGGGAATACAGATCCTGGTAGACGGAGAGATCAGCCGCTGGCAGTATGCTATGTGCTGGATCTGCACTCTGGTAATGATCTGGGTGTATGCACCAAACAGACCACAAGTGAAGGGAGGTGGGAAAGTTGCTGACATTGACGATCGAAAAAAAGTGGTTTGATATGATTCTGAGCGGAGAAAAGACAGAGGAGTACCGGGAATTGAAACGGTACTATGATTCCAGATTTAGAAATGCCGCTATGCTAAAGAATCAAGAATATCAAGCAAGCGTTTCCGAGTTCCGGAACTTGGCTGCAACAGTGGATCAGGATATAGGAACTGTGAAGTTTCGGAACGGCTATACCACGGATGCTCCGTACTTCCTAGCAGACTGCAAACTGACAGTGGGGGAAGGAAAACCGGAGTGGGGAGCTGTTCCTGGGACAGAGTATTATATTTTAAAAATGAAAAACGTAAGAAGGAAGGAGTAATGACAGAAGCCTTGGTAGACCAAGGTTGACCGCCTAAAGGTGAAGAAAGGCGAGAACAAAAGGAATTTAATTTGCGGTGCCATGCGGCACTATGGGGAGCCGTAATTCCTTATCCACGGACACAGAGCAATCTGTTAAGTGGTTGTCATGAAAAAACTAAAAGTGTGCTGGATCTCAGCAGGAATTTCAAGTTTTATGGCAGGATATCTTGCAGGAGATGTTGATGAATGGATTTATATTGACATTGAGGATCAGCACGAAGATAGTATCAGATTTATTAAAGATTGTGAAAAAGCGATTGGGAAAGAGATTAAAATACTAAAATCAAAAGAGTACAGATGCGTAGAGGACTGCATAAAAGTGTTTGGAGGCTTCAAAGACGCCAGAAATAATTTTGCACCTTGCACAAATTGGCTCAAAAAAAGAGTTAGGAAGGAGTGGGAATATTACAATCGAGATTATGAGTTAACGTATGTCTGGGGATTCGATTTGAAAGAAAAGAACCGGGCAGACAGGACAGTGGAATATAATCCGCAAGCAAAGCATGAGTTTCCGCTCATTGAAAAGAAACTTTCAAAAGAGGAGGTTCATGGATTGTTCGAGAGAACATTTGATTTTGCAAGACCGTGGATGTACGAACATGGTTATCCAAATAATAACTGCGTGGGTTGCGTCAAGGGCGGAATGGGGTATTGGAACCGGATCAGGAAAGATTTCCCGGAGGTTTTCGAAAGCAGAGCCAAGTTAGAACGGATGGTAGGACATTCTATGCTAAGAGATAGAAAAGGAGCTGTATACCTGGACGAACTAAGCCCTGACCGTGGAGACATGAACACGGAAGTGTTTCCAGATTGCGGAATCATGTGCTACCTGGCCCAGAAATAAAAAAGAAAGGAAAATACAATAATAAGGAGTGAAAAAGACGATCAGGAACAGTTGGAATACCTGAGAGAATGGAAGAAAAAACACTCAGGGAGAGCAAAAGAAGAAAGTGCAATTAAAAGAATCTGCAAGAAAGGTAGGAAATTATGGACGGAAAGATTTTTAAGATAAGCGGTTACCTGGTGGATCCGAATGGAGAAAATGAAGCAGCCTGGATACGGGAGGAATTGAGGCATTTGAATGACACGTTCGGACAGCATGTACACGTCAAAGAGGCTGATATACTGGACTGGACAGATGAAAATCCGTTGAACTATGAAAATTGCGATCTGGCGGAGTGCGAGAAGTATTTCCGCGACAAATACCCAGTAAGAGAAGATCGAAGTGTGGAGGTTGGAAAAACCTACAGACATTTCAAAGGGAAAATCGTTGAAGTGATAGCGATCAGCCAGGACACGGAATCTCCAGGACAATACTACGTGGTCTATAAATGCGAGGACGGAGCTATCTGGAGTAGACCTTATGGAATGTTTGTCGGTAAGGTAGATCGGAAGAAATACCCGGATGCAGACCAGGAGTACAGATTCGAGGAGGTGCAGAATGGACATCAGAAATAAAAATGAGTTGAGGAGGCGTATTGACGCCTTCCTCCATGAGTATACGCATGAAGAATATATCATCAATGAGGAGTTCTGCAAGGACACAATGCGGATGATGGCAGATTTCATCGGACATGTGAACGGAAGAATGGACAGCGAGCGAAAAAGGCTCACAGAGGCAAGAAGGAAGCTCAAAGAGGCATTATGGGAGAATAAAGTTCTGCATGAATACAATTACAATGGATCTTCCGGAATCTGCCGGGCAAAACTTATGGGAGATATGTCTGGAACGTGGCACATTGGAAACGTAGTGTGCGTGGAAAATGGCAAATCATTCATGCTGATGCAGGACGGCTATTCGGAGGAAAACGGGTATCTGATTCTCAGGGCGATGGAAGTGATCCCAGAAACGATCCAGAGATTCGCTTGCGTGGAAGATATGACCGGGGAAAGGCTGTTTGAGGGTGATGTGATCTACAATCCGGAGCATAGAACAGTCCGAATGGAGATCTGCTACGGCAAATACGCCGCATATTGCCCGAACGATAAGGAATACATGGAAACTGTTGGCTTTTATATGGTGTCGAACACCACAGACGATGCAATGCCGCTCGGTCCGACAAAGGAATACGCACTTTTGTTGGGAAATGTGGTAGACAACCCAGAGATCAAGGTGGTATAATTTCAGTCAGGATGCACCGGAAAGGAAAGAAAATGAGTAAAAGAATCTTAGCAGCAATGTTATCATGTATGCTGGTTGTAGGAATGACCGGATGCGGTTTTTCAGATGGAGTGAAAGATGGTATGAAGGATGCTCAGAAGCAGGAAACCATAAACGATTCTGATAAAAATGATAGCAAAAAGGATAAAAACGTGACCGAAACGGATAAAAATGATACCGAAAGCCGGGAAAACGTTTTAGAATCAGAAGAAAGCGAGACCGAAAACCCACTTCTGGATGCAGAGGTAATCGTATGCGATGTAATGAACGGAACTAAGACAGAGAAGTTGGGCGAATACGCCTATATCACAGTTCCATTGGAGACAATGAAAAAAGTCACGATGGAACAGTACGATGAATTTTGCGATCAGAAAGTCCAGGATAGCGGTTACAACTGGGTAACGATCGACTTTGGTAACGGATCCGGATTGCAGTTCCAGGGAAGTACACCAGCAGTAGCAACCTACGGTACACTTGATAATGAGGAGTGCATCGAAGAATCAAAAGGAACCGTAATGATGACTGGAGAGAATATATATGAGCATTCTGAGAACCAGTAAAAATCTAACAAATGTTAGAAATGGTGGTACACCCGTAATCATACGGGATGC